TATTCGACTGAGCCAGAAACAGTTTCACCACCATACACGTTAACAGCTTTAACTTCTGGGTAATTTTCATAAATGATATTAGCATAATCGGTAGCTGTAATAGCACGATCTTGAGTTTGATAATGGCGTGGAGCTCTGAAACGAATTGTTTCAATATCCTCAGCTGCAGCACCATCAGTAGAAGAAGAAGCAGTCGTAACTGTGGCTGTTGAGGTTACACTGTTGAACGTACCAAGATCGCGATCAAGCGTAAATGAAGTAATACCGTTTGCTACAACGCCGTTAGTAATACGATAGGTAACAAGTATGGTAGCATTATTTTGAGGCACATAACCAAATGTACCATCGCCGAATACAATTTCATATGAGCCGTTTAAAGTAGCCTGAATGAAATATACTTTAGATGTGCTAGTAAGACCGTAGAGGTTTGTAGCCTGAGATAAGTCAGTAACAGTCTGACCATTATTTTCTAAAAGAGTAACAGCAATGCTTGTAGTATCTACATTAGGATTAGAGATAACAAATTTCTGATTTTCGATTGTATTGTCCACTACAAATGTTTCATTGATATATGAACCTTCGTAAATTGGCAGAGCTGAAATTGTAAATGTGCTCGATGCAGATGTAAGCGTATGAGCTTCAGCTGTTACGAAAGTAAATCCACCATTAGCATTTGTGCCACCAAATTGAGTTCCTTTGGGAATTTCGAATACACCAGTATTGCTGGATGTAGCAAATGAAATGTTAACAGTAGCCATAGCCGAGCGAGCGCTACGAGGCGTATAGTTTAATTCTTTAGCGTGTGAAATTACTGAGCTAATAAGTTGAGCAGAATCGAGAAATCCCTCTGAAGCTGCCATATTAAGATAAAATGAGTTTAGGAATGAGTTGTATGACATTACGTCAAGCAAAACATTGATATTTGAGCCTGTAAAATCATAATCTTTAAACACGCTCTGCGATTGCAGGAATGTTATGAAATTCGCTTTAAGCGTGTCGAAATCGACTGATGCAATGTTTAATGAGCTATTTGCCATTATCTGACTCTTTTAAGTAATAGATTTAAAGTTATAGGCACATTGTTATTTATTAGTGAATAGACAACGCTTACTGAGAATGAATTTCCGTCAGGATTGGCAGTAACAATAACATCTAACAGAGTAGCTCTTGGCTCGTTCTGTCTGACTGTGCTTTTAATAAAGAAAGTAATATTTTCAGCTGTAACAATATCATTAGGATCGAACAAAGTTTTTCTTATATCTGAACCAATAGTTGGTTGAAAAAGACGTTCACCGAGATCTGTGAGAATTAAGTTTTTAATCGACTGAGAAACAGATCTTTCATTAGCAACTTTTGTCAAACTGTGGTTTATTGGATGGTTGTCGAAATTATTAAGGAAATCGCTAAACCATTCCTGTTTCTGAGTTTGAGTATATTTGTCTGCTCTGGTTGCCATCTTATCCTCCTGCGAATACGTTAGGAGAACCAGCTGCTACCGATGTGCAGCCCGAAAGAGCATCACCTACGCGCCCAGCCCCTTTGCCATTGATGAATACGGTTGACGAGCCTGTGGATATCGGTGCAGTATGAGAAGGACAAGGAACACCTGGTAACAAATGCGAAGTATTAGGATCGCCCTGTCGACTCCACGGAATACCATTAACAAATACGTTCGGCGACCCTTGAGCACGTGTCATTCCTGAGCAGTGTGCTACGTCAGCGTCTCCGACTCTTGTTGCTGCTGGCATTACTTCGTTTCCCTTTTCATTAACTCTTGGAGTTTTGCATTCCACTGTTCGATTTCATCATGTTGATCTTCGGTATGTGGACCTTCAGGAATCTCTGGCACAAACTCAATTAAATTATGAAAAGATTCGGGTATATCTTCATATTTATCGTATGTTTGCAAACCATTCTCTGTCAATACTGTAAATCTATGACTCATGGGTTAATATCCACTCTGCTTGATACAATTGTTATATTATCTGGTGTTATGGTAATTGTTGAACCACCAACTTTCAACGTAATTTTAGTTTGACTTTCAATCAAAATATCCTGAGCACAGTAGTTTCTTAACTTACCGCCATCGATTTGTAAGTCAACATTACCACCCTGACTGTTAATAGCCCATTCACCATTGATAATTTCTGATCTGTTTCCTGTTACGCTTTGAACATAGTCGCCAGTAATACTCTGGTGAACATCGCCTGTATGATCGCTGACATGATCACCAGCAGACATATGGTAAATATCGCCTTCAGAATGTGTTACTGAAGTGTCGGCTCCTGAAGAAACAGTGTGACCACCGCCACCAGAATAACTGTCTCCAGCATTTTCAGAGCTGCGACCACCATCAGAGTTCGAGCGCATGTTACCCGAAACCTTTTGATCGTGTTCACCATCAACTGTTTGAGAAACACCATCTCCATGATAGGCGTGTGTTTTAGAATAAACAGCTTCTACACGGCTGCCATCTGCAGCATGTCCTGTGTATGAACCGCTTGGTTGAACTTCGAAATGAGCTTCAGATCCAGGCTCAAGACTGCGAATAATCTGATAGCCCGAAGCATCCTGATAAACATGAATGTTAGGATAGTTACCCTTAAATGGTAGCTTTGGGTGTTTTACGTTATAGTCAGTATCAGACATTATGCACCTGTTGAAAATACTGGCGCGAAGCTTTCACCAGTAATAGTTTGGAAGTTACCACTAGCAGTTACACTATTTTCAGAAACACTAGCAGGAGCGGCGGCAGCAACATATTCTTCAGCAGCAGTATTTAAATCAGCATTTTTCTGTTGTTCAGTTGGCGTTACCGCTGTTTTCATTTCTTCTTTTTTCTTCTTTAACACTGACTGATTTTTAGTAAATTTGGTCATAGAGTTATTAACTTTATTACCATCAAGAACAGATTTTGGAAGATGATTGTCCATCATTCCTGATATTTGACCGCCAAGTGGACCAAGTAATTTTTTAGCCAGCCCAATAATGCTGCTCAAACTTACACCATGTCCAAGAACTTTAGATAAACCATTTATACCAATGCTATTCAATTCAGTATTTAAAATTGAAATAAGTTTTGATGTTGGAAGATTACCATTAGCAAGAGGCGTGGAGAGTTGGCTTAACATAGACTGGTGTGAATCATACTGAACGTGTTGAGTTGCTGAAGTAAAGTTAGGCTGTGTTCCTCTTTGAGTATAAACATAATCTCCGTTTGGTCCAAGCCACTGAATAAATCCAGGATATGGATCTGCGTCTACAGAATAATATTGTTGAACATAAAGATTCGGAGGCGAAGAATAAACTGGCGATGGTACTGCAGTATTAACACCTTGAACAGCTATTCCAGGCGGTGCATAAGCTACTGGCTGTCCGCCATTGGCTGTTGCTGCTCTTAATGCTGATGTCAAACCAAAACGTACAGCATTAAACAGCTGTGGGCTTAAATTACCTGCAGCTCCTTGTAACAGAACAGGTCCAAACTGTTTTAATATATTACCCATACCAAACTGTGCACCAAGCGTGCCGATAACGTTGCCTAAACTTCCGCTCAACATGTTTGTAATACCAGCTGGACTTGTAACATTTAACATGTTACGCACATTTGACAAACTGCCTACCATATTAGGTAGCGATGCGCTTTTACCTGATGGATCTACTTGTTTGATAACATCAAGAATATGACCTGCATTTAAACCAGCAGAGGCAGTCGTTGGCAAATTTGAACTTTTAAATTTCTTATCGATTTCGTTTCTTGGTTCTACGCCATCAGTTCTTTTTGTTTTATTTGGATCAGCCAATCCTTTATTATAATCATTAATTGTTTTACGAGCTTTGTTTAGAATGCTTTGTGGGCTGATGAAAGGTGGGTCACTGGCATTTGTCGCCGAAGCAGGTATACTACCAGTATTAATATCGATATCTGGAATACCATCGGTGTTGCCACCATCTGGTTTTGAATCACCAGCTTTACCGAAGCTTCCCATAACAACAGGATGCTGCATATCTGGGTCAGCATAGTAACCCATTACCTTTGATGATTTTAATAAACCAAGAGGCGATTGGCCAATTTTACCAACTGCAGCTGACGTAATCGGCTGCATAACAAGCGCCCAGTGTAATTCTGAATCGGGAATATTTTCTTTGTCATCATTATGACCATAGATACGAACTTGTACACGACCAGATTGATCTGGGTCATAAACATTAACAACTTCACCCCACCAGTTTCCGTAATGTCCCTGCATTATACACCCTCTTCCATATTACCCTTGAGTAATTCAATGCAACAAGTATATCTAGGTCTAACATCCGCAGTATCTATTTGATGATGAATACGAGAAATTAAAAATTTGCCAGACAGTAATGGATCTGTGCTTCCGTTATCTGTTGTACTGACTTTATTAGGAATGTTGGCGTTTATAACATCACCAGCTTTTAAATTCGAATCACCATAAACACGAATTTGCATCGCATTTTGCATTAGCGTAGCGATATAAACTTGTTGGTCTGCTTTTTGATCAGGTATGTGTGTTAGTGGAATCTGAGAAGTATCTAATGGTATTAATGTCTGTGGTGGTATTTTAGGATTATAATACTTGTTCTTAAACGTAGAAGAGTCATAAGTTCCAGTACCACCAGTTTTATATTTGGTAGGATCAGTATCAATATCTTTCGAAACATACGTATGTGTCCTAAAATCGAAAGAAGAAATACGTCTTTTACCACCAGTAGCAATACGATCTGTGGATGAAAACTGTTGAGGAACTTTGTAGGCGATGATATTGTTTTCAGCCATATTCATAATGCTACTGTTAATAGCGTCAGACTGTTGAAACTCTTTTACCACATCACCCTGAAAAAGATTTTCAATTGTTACAAATTTAAATGTTTGTTGACCACCAGATCTCGTTTCAAAGAAAACAAAGCTAGAAGATTTGTTCTGATCAGATATACCACGGCGGCGTGCAAGATCAACAGCTTTGTACGGATTGTGGTGACCTACTAGAATCTTTTGTTTACCTTTTGTGTCCTCAATTTCTAGAGGCTTTTGACTCTTCATATAATTTTTGTGAATGTCTTTAATAACTTCAGATACTTGAGTATTGTAACTTTTCTGAACGTAATTTGTTTTAGCATGAAGAGCTTCTTCAGAAACACATTTAAGCGTATACGTTTTAGATTTCTGAGAGTTAGTCATTTTGTTATCTTCAAGAGCCTGAACAGCAAAAGTATATGTCGCTGGTTGACCGCCTGGAGCTCTGAAACTTAAATTAACTGTTTCGTCGCCTGTTATTTTTAACTGACCAAGCTGATCGTCTGTATCCAAAATAACAACATCAGCAAGAATACCTGGAGTAAAAATACTTTCAAATACTGAAAATGAAGTTACAGATGCAGCAAGATTCAGCGTTCCTCTGTCCGAGGAAACTGTAAAATCATCAATCAGTATATCACCTGGATTATATCCGTCTGCCATTATTGATTCAACAACTTAGTTAATTGGTTTGAAATTTGCATTGAGTAATTTGTATCAAGAACATTGATCGTTCTCTTTTGTTCGTTTTGTTCTCTCTCAAAATCATATATCGAAACAGGCGACCAGTATATAACTTCATCAATAGCGATGTTATCAGCTATATCTATTGCTGTTCCGAATGCCAATGCAGTGTTACTTTCACGACCTTGAAGATAACTCGAGCCACTTATGACTACCGTACCATTCGCAAGAGATGTTCCAGAAATGTGTTGAAGAGTAACCGAAGAACTGTTTGCAACTACGACCTGACCTCTACCGCTGTGTTCGCTATCAAAATGTATATCAACAATCTCATTGTTTATTAAAACAGAAAAGTCAGAATTGTTGGCTGTGTATTGCCTTACACTATTTGTGTTTATTGTCCAATCTTGCTTGACGCGAGCATAGCCATCTGGTATTTGAGATGTTGTATAAACAGGCTCCCAATAACGATGCTGAGTATTAGCCAAAGCGTCATAATCTTCAACTGAAATTTGACCCTCGTTTTCATACCAATTGTTTCTGTAAAATTGAATTTTGTCCTGCAGAACATATACTTCTGTATTATATTTCGCCATTAGAAAATTATTAAAATCTTCTTCAGTAAGATACCAGTCATAGTATGGATCTGTGATTTTGTTTCCGAGATAAAGAATCCAGCTCATATACTGATCGTTGTAGTATCGATCAGCAATTAAGTCTGGGCGTTCGCCTTGTTCAATATCATATGGATAAAACAAATAAGGGTTTTTAAACGCATCGTTTGTTACAACTGCACGTTCTGTAATGTTAACAACGAGATTGTTAGCATAGGTAATTGTGGGGAATTTATCGAAATATCTTTCAGTCATTAGAAGAATGCACCTTGTGTACGCAACGATGTTCCTTCAACATCTTCCTTGAGCCAGTATTCGATTTCAAGAAAGTTAATATCAATTTGAACTTCTGTAGGAGCGTTTGAATTTTTAAAGAAAGAAGGTTGACCGCCAGCTGCAAAATTAACTGACATTGATTCAACAACACATGGTTTGAATTTATAAAGAAA